TACCAGGGGGTAACTTACCATGTGGTAATATGTGGGGGGGGTGTTTTACTAATCTGAAAATTTTATAAAAAATTTTTTGGGTTAAGTTGTAGGGTAGGAAATGTTGTATATATTTGTGATGTGTTAGGTAGCTGTTTCCGACCATATAGCGTGATCCTAATAATGTTAGCCCTGGCCCTCTTTACCGGGGCTTTCTTTTTAACAACTTGTTCCTATAGAACAACAACATATACTCCCCCTGTAGATAGGATCTGCAGGTTCAGTGCCAGGAGGGCATACCATAAGAACTGCTCGCTTACTCTCTGGCCTTCTCTGCGCAGGAAAGCTGTAAAGTATAACTGTTAGCAACACCCAGGAAAGTTTCTCTGATCAAGAATTACTACCTGGGTTTTTTATTACAAAAAGTTTTCTATATTTGTTGAACCAACAAACTATAATGAAAAAGAGTAAGAAAAAAGAACCTATTACCCTTGTTGAAATTGTTTCAAATGCTGATAATAGCTTTGAGATAAGACTAAGAAGAGTAGAAGATCAAGCTATTCCACTTCTGGTAGGTTTATTAGAAAAAGCCAAGTTTGATTTGTTAGCTAGAGATTTTGATGATGATCCGCAAGAGCTTGATGAGCTTCCTGGAAATTTTATGAATTCTAAATTTGATGCATAATGGTTGAAAGATGTATGAAGAAGCCTGACTTTTTTGATGTGCTTCAACACAAAGAAAATGATAGAAAAGCTATCTTTGATTTTACTGTAAATAAAGCAGAGTTTATTAAGCCTGCAAATACTAATGTATTAGCTTTATATGTAGAAACATTTTATGGTCCAAAGAAAGTAAATCACAATGATTATGTTGTAAAAGATAATGAAGGATTACTTACTGTTCATACACCAGATGAATTTGAGAGTAAGTTTGTAAAAGTAAAAAGAACCGAAAATAAATAGTTATGAGTAAAACAAGCAACAAGTTAAGAGTAGAAGCTTTGAAAGGATGGCTTCAGTGGTTATTAATTAACAAAACAAAAAAGTAATGAGTAAGACAGTAGTAGAATTACCAGAGAATGCAGATGGTATCATTAAAATAAATGAAGCTAAGGTACTTTCATTTGGTGAGCAGTTAGTAGGAATTGAGTTCAATCCCTCTAATGATGCTGGTGTAGCTAAAGTAAAAGAATTGTTTGCCGAAGCAGCTAATATTCTTAAAGATTCCTACCAAGAGGGACCAGGAAATCCAATTAAGAGTTTGCTATTTGACCACGCGGTAGGTGAATTAGTAAGTGCACAAATGGCCGTAGTAAAAGTAATCACGTTTAAATAAAAAGAAAATGAAACTATTAGGAAAAAGAATTTTGATTAATGTACCGGTAATTGAGAAAGCGGTAATTGAATTATCACCAGCGCAAGAAGCAGAGCGTGAAAAAGAAGCTATCAAGAAATGGACTGAATTAGAAGTTCACTCTGTAGGAGATGAAGTAGAGAAAGTAAAAGCTGGAGACAAAGTATATGTTCAGACATTTGCTTTAGAAGGAGCTGAGAAGATTATGATTGGTGAGGAGATGAAATTGTTAGTAAAGGAGTTTGACATTGCAATAGTGTATTAAGATGAATGAATTGCGTTATGAACAATATAACCGTCAAGTGATGAAAGAGGTAAAGAATAAAAATGTAAGTATGACGGTTGAGCCTAAATGGATTGATCCTCAAGAGTATAGCAGAAATGTTTTGGATAACATGCCTAATTGGACAGAACCAAAATCTCCTACAGAAGTAGATATAGTGTTAAGACCAAAGCATTACGGAGGTAAAGATAATCCTCACGAAGTATTCAAAGTATTAGAAGCTTGGGAACTTGACAAAGACTTCTACTTAGGTAATGTAATTAAGTATGTTGCGCGTGCAGGAAAGAAAAATTCTGCAACATATAAAGAGGATTTACAAAAAGCTTTAGTATATTTGCAAAGAAGAATTGATCAAATCTAATGAAGTATATTGCTTTTTTTGTCATTGTAGCTATTGTTTATGTATTGTTTTTCATTCATGAGAACTACAGAAAACCTATTTATATTTATAATACATGGCAAGAAAATGATCAGGATACCACAATTGCAAGAGCAATTATCATAATAATGTGTATCCTCTCTTTTATTGGTGGACTCCTTCACTGATTTAAAATTAAACTAAATTAAGCCTTTAAGAAATTAAAGGCTTTTTTTTATGCAAAAAAATTTGTATATTATTATATAATATTTTAAAATTTAGAAATCATGCCGGAGCAATTTATACCTCAATCCCCAGATTCATTTTTAAAAAAAGAAGCTGATATGTCTTTAGTTAAATATGGGCATTTGAATTTTTTATTAGATCAGTGTAACAATAATGTTTATGCTAATAACACAGCAGCAAAAGCTGGTGGATTAAAAAAAGGTGACTTTTACCGTACTAGTACTGGTCAAATATTTATAGTAATAGATTAAGATATGAGTTTTACAGGACAATTTAATTTTGGGTACCCGATAACGTCTCAAAATATTATTACAGATGTACCTAATAATGCTGTGTTACCTTTAACAATAGGTTCAAGTTTAAAAGGTAATATATTAGGTGTAACATTTGAAACATTAAAATCAGAACTATCTATTTCATGGGGGTCAATTGTAGGAAATATAACTGAACAAAATGATTTAATGACTTATTTTAACGGTAAAGAAAATGTTATTTCACAAGGTACTAATCTTCAATACTGGAGAGGTGATAAAACTTGGCAGACATTAAATAAATCTGCTGTAGGTTTAGGAAATAGTGATAACACAAGTGATGTTAACAAACCAATTAGTTCAGCTACTCAAACAGCATTAAACAGTAAAGAAAATTCTTCTAATAAATCTACAGATGTAAACTTAGGAACATCTAATACTCTTTATCCTACGCAAAATGCAGTTAAAACATATACTGATAATATATTAGGTAATGCAAATGCTTTGATTTACAAGGGTGTTATTGACTGTTCTACAAATCCTAATTATCCTGCAGCCAACGCTGGTGAAATGTATATAGTAAGTGTAGCAGGTAAAATAGGTGGTGTGAGTGGAGAAACTGTTGAGGTAGGTGATATGCTGATATGTAACAATGATACAACACCGTCAGGTAATCAGGCTACAGTAGGAATTTATTGGAATGCAATTCAAAAAAATATTAATGGTCAGGTTTCAGGACCAGCATCATCTGTAAATAACAATGTTGTATTTTTTGATGGTGCAACAGGAAAATTAATCAAAGATTCAGGATTAACATTATCTGGTAATAATACCGGAGATGAAACTCAAGCTACTATTAAAACTAAATTAGGTGCTGCTACTATTTCTGTAGATGGGTATTTAACTAGTTCAGACTATAATACTTTTAATAACAAGCAAGATAAAAATGTTGCTTTTAATAGACAAACAGCAAGTTATATAGGGGTAGCAAGTGACAATGGAAAAATGGTTGAGATGAATGCTCCTACAGCAAATACATTTACTATTAACTCAGGTGTTTATTCAGCAGGTAATCAAATTTTAATAGGTCAATATGGAGCTGGTCAAACGACTATTACAGCTGGAGCAGGTATGACTGCAAGAAGTAATGGCGGTAAATTAAAAACATCAGCTCAATATGCGGTAGCAACTGTTATATTTATTTCAAGCACTGAGTTTTATGTTGCTGGTGATTTAACAATATAAGATTATGATATTTAGTATTTTAGGAGTATTAAAAGGTGGTGCTACAAATTTAAGTGGTAGCCGTGCTTCATACAATGCAGAAAATAATGCAGATGATGCATTGAATACTTACAATGGTATAGCACGAAATGGGTTAACTTACTCTACTGGTAAAATAGGAAATGCATTTTTATATAATGGTACAGGATCTGATGTATTAGTTCCTGATACAACATTAAAATTAACAGGAAGTTTTACAGTATCTGCTTGGGTATACCAAACATCAAGACCTTCAAATACATGGTTATTTTATTCGTATCCTTTTCAAGCAGGAGCTGGACAAAGAGGTTGGGGTTTATTGATAGAAACTACAGGTAGGGTTGCGGTTTATTATGTAGATAGATATGCTGGAAACAGATATATGTCAACAGGAGGTAATATAGTACCTCTTAATACATGGACACTTGTAACATTTACATGGGATCCTACTACAGGAACCCACATTTTTTATTTAAACGGAACTGCTGTTTATGGTGGAAGTTTTGGTAGTTCAGAAATTTGGTATGCTTCACCTGATTCATTAAATACACCAACTATAGGATCTGCAAACTATAATGGTAAACTTGATGCTGTTAATATTTGGAATAAAACTTTATCTGCTGCAGAAGTACTTGATTTATATAATTGTGGAAATGGTAAACAATATCCTTTTCCAGTTTCAAATATTGATGAAGATGTATGTAAATTTACTTCGGCTGCAATAATCACAGATCCTATACAGTTAACTGCGGTATCACAATTAGTTTCAGATTTAAAATCTACAGGTCTTTGGTCTAAAATGAAAGCAATATATCCATTTGTTGGAGGTACAGCACACGCACATAAATTTAACTTAAAAGACCCACGTGATTTAGATGCTGCATTTAGATTAGGGTTTTATGGTAATATGAATCATACAAATGCTGGTGCAGTACCAAATGGTTCTGATTCTTATGCAGGTACTTATTTAATACCAAGTGTAACTTTAACAAGCAGTCAGCATGTTAGTTTTTACTCTGTAACTAATAGAGGTACATCAATTTCAAATACTTTATCAGAAATAGAAATAGGTGGTATTAGTTCTGGAGATGGAATCCCTGGAATTTCAATGGGATTCAACTCTAATGCTTGGAATTCAGGTACTCCTAATTTTTATTTGTCACGACTTTCAGGTGGTGGTTACGCTTCTTATGGTTTACCTCCTATTGTTGATACAAGAGGTTTCGGTGTATTATCAAGAACAGACATCAACTCTGTTAGAGCATTTTGGAACGGAGCTAATTATGGAGTAAGTAGTCAATCTTATATACCAGTTCCTGTTCCTTTATCAATATTTGGTAGAGCCTACAATGTTACTAATGCAGAACCGCATACAATATCAAGAAAAACTTGTGCATTTGCATCAATAGGTGATGGATTAACAGATGCTGAAGTATCAACATTATATACAATTGTTCAAACATACGAAACTATATTAGGTAGAGCAGTTTAATTAATAGTACAAAAAATTTTTATTAATATAAATATATATAAATTATGGACATTTTAAATTTTATATCATGGACAAAAAACGGTAGAACGGTTTCTACTGTAGATGGAGCAAATACATTAGTACCATTAGGATTCAAAGATCCTAAAAGGGATGACGGTTATTTAGCCGGAGCAATTTCAGTAGCTGATTTTGTAAGTGTACTTGTTCCAACTTATACAAATGAGCAAAATGTTAATATTGGTTATAATACCGGACTTAACACAGATGAGAATTCTCTTTCTAATGTTGTAATTGGTTCTGGTTCTGGAGTAAGTTTTACAGGTGGTAGTAGTAATAATATAGCAATTGGACACAATGCGTTACCTAATGGTTTTGCTAGTTCAACAAATATAGCAATTGGACAAAATGCATTACTTAATAATACATCAAGTAGTGGAAACATTATTATGGGAGCAGATTGTGGGTATAATACTACAACAGGTTCAATTAATGTAGCAATAGGTCAAGGAGCATTTACTGCTAATACTGTTGGTTCAAATAATGTTGCAGTAGGTTGGTGGGCTTTAAGAAACAATAGTACAGGAATTCAAAATACAGCAATTGGTTCTAGAGCCGGTGCTAATTCTGGTAATGTAGATAACACAATATCAATTGGTGCAGATTCAACAGCTCTTCATAATGGTTCAATTGTAATTGGTATAGGTGCTATATCAACAACAACAAATCAATTTGTAATTGGATCAAGTACTAGTAATGCAGGAACAATTGTTGGAGAAACAATCACACCTAACAGAACTTGGACTGTTAGGATTAATGGAGCTAACTATAAAATACCTTTACTAGCAATTTAATAATTTAAATTTATTATATTTACAACTTAGAATATAAACCAAATAAATTTATTATGACTCCAATTGAAGCAGTACAAGTTATTGAGCAAGCATTAAATGTTGCTAACTTAAAAGGTGTTTATTCATTATCAGATGCTAACAAAATATTAGTAGCATTGAATACAGTTCACAATTTACAAGAAGTAAAAGCTTCTGTTCCGGAATTAGTAACAGAGTAATTCCTACAACACAAATTATTAAACCCTGGATTAACTTCTGGGGTTTTTTGTTTTTGTAATTTTTTTTTATTATATTGATGTATAGTCTGCAGTTTTATTATGGATATTCTAAATTTTATAAGTTGGATTAAAGGAAAAAGAGTCTTAACTACTTTTGATCCTGATAAAGCTTTATTGCCTATTGGTATTAAAGATAAAAGAAGAGATGATGATTATCTAACTTATGCAGTATCTGTAGCAAACTTTATAGATCAAGTAGGAACTGGACAACCAGGACCTGCTGGTCCTCAAGGAATTCCAGGTATTAAAGGGGATCAAGGTATTCAAGGTATCCAAGGTATTCAAGGAGTTAAAGGCGACACA